AATGATGTGGAATTTGGATTTTGCTATCGAAAATCTCAATTCAACAACACAATTTTTTTTGTTGATGCTGTTCACTAATTGTGGTTTATTGATATTCCTATGTGGTTTACCAAAAAGAGCAAATGATAGCGCGTCAAGCATTGTTGATTTCCCAGCACCATTATCACCAACAATCAACGTCGAATTCGTTTTAACAAAATCTATATTGGTCCAGTTATCACCGGTTGATAGAAAATTTTTATACTTAATGTGTTCAAATAAGATCATACTATTTCCAAAGTTTCCGCTTCTGTGAGCAGAGTGCGCATTTTAATTTTTAATAGATTTTTGTCCAACTCAGTATCTACCGCATCTATATATGAATCCAACAGATTTTCGGTATTTTCGATAGAAATGTTGGTATCTTCCACAGCGACACCAGTAAATTCCTCATACGATTCGATAATTTTTAAATCGTGAATTTTTTGTGCCTGTATTTTCTCAACATATTTATCAAAATCATATAGATTTTTTCTATTCTCGACGATGATTTTTACAAATTTGCCGTCGCAATCGGGGATCGTATCATCTAGCTTGTCTTCGTCATAATAAATTTTTAAAAATAATGTGTGCGGATTTCTTATTGCTTCCAATTCTCTAGTGGACATATCTAATGTGTGGAAATATTTTGGATCATGGGCATCCGACCAAAAAAATTCCAGTTGGGATCCGAGATAATGTATATTATCCTTATCGGATTTTGTGTGAAAGTGTCCTGTATAAACCGATTCAAATCTATCAAAAATACTCGGATCCATACCGTGAGTGTTTACAACACCACGCATCATATTAAATCCTTGAATATCTAAATGACCACAAAGTATATCAGACTTACAACTTTGGATAAAACTCATGGATTGTTCATAATTTTCGGAATTGATCCAAGGAAGAACTGCTAATTTACATCCACCATATTCATGAACAACCGGATTCATAAAAATTGTAACAACATCCATATAGTGGCCCAGAAATTCTTTTAGAGAATTGAGATCATTAGTATTCTTATAAAATACATCGTGGTTGCCAGGAATTACATCCATATGTATATTATGTTTCCGTAGAGGTTCTAAAAACATTTTACGAAAACGATTAATTGTTTTGATGTTTATAACTTTTCGATTGTCGAACACGTCGCCCAAGTGTAGTATGTGTTTAATATCGTTTTTCAGCAAATACGGAAAAAAGACTTCATCGAAAAATTTTTCGGCATTATCAGCGAATATATCGGACGAATTTCTGATACCGGCGTGGGTATCCGATAGAACGGCAATTTTCATTTTTTAGTATCTTTCTTGTATTCCTTAATTATTTGGTCTTTTTCTCGAATGTTGGAAATTCTAGATTTTAGCTGGTCGACAAACAATGCTGATGAGTTTTTAGAATTGATGTCATTCACATCAACTTCCATGAAGTTTTCATAGTTGCCGCTCTCAAGGAATTTTCGTTTAATTATCTCTTGTTTCTTTTCTTTTTCGATTCTACGAAGAAAAGCGTACCAAGATATTTGTGTAAAATATGCAAATGCGTTAGGTTTACCCGTGCGAGTTGCTGCTTCTAGATTATAATTATATATAGCTTTGAGACAATTTTCTACCGCGTCCATTACCATCTCCTCTCGGTAAGTGTACGCAATAAAAATTGATTTGTGTGAAAGTCCTTCCGCTATGTTGAGAAAACATTTAGCGATGTAATCCGGAACTTTAGGCCTTTCCTCATCTGTCGCATCAGTCTCTTCTACTAATTTAACATACGCAAAAACTGCTTCGGAAAATTCTCTATTGTTCACATAATGGGGTTTTTTATTTTTTTTATTTATCATAATAATTAATTCCTTAAATGTAATCTACATTATAACTGGTTATTAGAAAACTGTAAAGTAACGAAATATTACAGATTGTAACATTATGTTACCAACAATTGTAATTTAATGACTTGACAGGTATTTTAGTGGGTTGTATAATAGGTTAAGGTCCTTTAAGATGATACTCGGAAGGATAGTATACCAGGATAATATACCATATTAATTCTAATTGAGTTTATCCTTGTTGATCCGAATCACCCCAGATGAATCTAAAGAATACATATCTTTAAATGACTTTGCCGAGTGAGAACTTTTGGTTATCATTTCATCCAATGAGTCACAAATTTCAGACATATCATCACTATTTAATGATTTGGATTCGTAAACGTCCCACCATTTATTATATTGATTTACTATTGTGGCCGCTGGCCTGGTTGTCGATTCCACATGCATCGGATTAATAAAAATGTTTTGGTTGATATCATCTTGAAAAAGAGTGTACAATCTTAATGCATAAAAACTAACACCATCATCAACATCCTCATGAACAGTAACAGATAAAACTTTCCTGAAACAACGAACCTCACCATCTTCAATAACTTCTGCTACAATAGTTTCGCCGGAACCAAGTTTGAACTGCCCTAGGTTTGGTTTTAAATTGTTCATATTTTCTTCCATTAAAAGGATCCTTATTACAGTTTTATATTATATATTTTCCACGGAAATTCTTCTCTATCGTATATAGTACATCTTTCCACAGAATGTTTCAATGCATAATTCAGATATTTTCCCCAATGCATATCATCGCAAATATCATATAATTGCAAAGGTTCTTTATTATCTGATATTCTGAGTCCTCGACCAATTGATTGTAATACTCTTATCTGAGATTTAGATGGTGAAGCCAAAATGATATTATGAATATTTTTAATATTAATTCCTGTACCAAACGTTTGATACGAGGCAACTATGATAGCATCACTCTGAGTTTCAACAATTTTTCTAATCAGTTCTCTATCTTTGGCATCGACGCCGCCATAAACAAAAAACACTTTACGTTGGGTGTCTACAGAATCTTTTATTTGTTCGTGTAAAGGTTTGCCGTGCTTTTCAACAAATTGAAATAATACTAATGTGTTTCCTTTTAAGCTTTTAGCGAGATTTTTAACAAATTTCAATCGGGTTTTATTAGTTACGATAAAATCGATTTCTTTTTGATACTCAGTCTTTACAAGAGATTTTCTTATTTCTGGTGGATATTCTAAACTCAATACACTTATATTTATATTGGATAGAACCTTCCTTTTTTGGAGTTCCTTTGTCTTTGTGACTTTGTAAATTGGTCCAAAATGACCTTGAAGAACCAGTTCGTTTACAAGTGAGCCATCGAGTGTGCCGGAAACACCAATTCTATATTCAGCTTCTGTCAGCTTGGTGATGATCGATGATAATGATTTTGCTTTGAATAGGTGTGTTTCGTCACCGATAACCATACCAAATTGTTCAAACCATTTCTTAGGCAATTTATAAATCGATTGCCATGTGCTGACAACAATACCGGCTGTTATATTATCTTTATCTTTGCCTGAATAAATTCTATGACATCCATTTTCCACTAACATACCATAATCTCTGAAATCGTCGTACATCTGCTCAACAAGAGATGTTGTTGGTACAATAATTAAAACTTTCTTGGACCCTTTATAATCATTTAACATAGAAAGATAATATCTGGCCAACACATATTGAATAAGCGATTTTCCTGAACCGGTTGGTGAAATCATGACAGCATTTTTATTTTTTAGACCATGACAAACGGCATTAAATTGATAATCGTAAATTTCAATAGGTTTGCCGCCCAATGTCAATTTAAGAGTTTTGATAAATTCCATAATATTTTTTGCTGGAATATCATTGGTAACATTTGGGTTACCATACTGTGCGGACTCAACATAATCAATTTTGTAGTTCCGGTTTTTGGCAAAATCCTCTAAATGTGACACAAGACCAGACGGAAGTAGTTTTGTCCGAGAATCAAATAGTTTTATTTTACCATCCCACAGCCCGTTCCGAAAAGTTGGCATGTACTTATAATTTTCGACGAAAAAGGAAAATTCTTCACCAAGTTCATATGCGATCCCTTGATTGCATTCAATTTTTATGTGCGCGTGATTTATTTTCTTGATTTTTAGCGTGTCTACCATAAATTTCTTCCGCCAATTCCATTATATTTATATTCTAGTTTCTT